TAAGGTAAGGTAAGGTATTACATACATTACTAAACACACTATCCCCCTCCTACTGGGTATGGTTTAGTTATACGTCGTAGACAGAAAAATGTCAATGATTATGTTTTGCCCTCAGATTTTTATTGAGGTTTCATCATGAGTTTTCTGTTGGATCAAGGAGGAGAGTCAATCCTGAGAAGCCTGTCCGGTAACTACATTGACCTTAGATCCATTGCCGGACAGCCTGCTCATATGAACTTCAGTTCTGCTGGCGCCAGTATAGACGGCACGATCACATTTACAGGAAATATCTCTTCGGCAGGGCAAACTATAACAGGATCTGTGCTTTCCAATTCTCCAGTCGGGGGCGTCGGCTACGCAACAGGAGCGGGAGGAACAGTCACTCAGGCTACGAGTAAAAGTACCGGAGTTACTCTCAATACGATTACTGGTCAGATTACGATGAATGCAGCTGCCCTGGCAGCCGCTACATCAGTGGACTTCGTACTTTCTGACACCAGCATTGCGGCTACAGACGTTGTGATAGTCAATATCAAAAGCGGTCCGGCGACGGCGGGAACGTATCAAGTCGGAGTGGATGCAATAGCGGTCGGTTCATGCACGATCCAGCTTCGCAATATCTCCGCCGGATCTTTGTCTGAAGCTGTTGTATTGCAGTTTGCGGTCATTAAGGGTGCAAACTCATAAAGAGGTTAATCATGGCTATTGCAGTCGGAAAAGATAGGTTCCGCAGTAAGGCGGCAGTCACCGTAGGGAACCGTGGAACTGGAAGTTCTACCTACCGGGTGAATAGCCGAGATGCGCAACCCGTCCGCAACAAGTCTTTTACGGACTACTTACTCAGCATCAAAAGGAAAGAAAACAAACGGTTAGAAGAGGTCTACGGTAGTAAATGGGATCATGTGCAAGAACGACCAGGACAAGACTTCTCCATTCCAGGCCTAGTGCAAAAACAACCTTTGTCTGAAAACCAAGGTACTACGGGCGGCTATCTAGTGCCTATGGATTATACGTTACGGCTCATGGAAGTCCTCATAGAGGAGTCATTCCTTTACCCGCTAGCAACCGTTATTCCAATGCAATCTCTGGAGACTCAAGCTCCGAAGATTGACGTGGAAACAGCCCAAACGGCAGGGACGGCTCCTTACTTTGGTGGCATGCTCTTCAAATGGGGAGCAGAACAGGCGCCGGCCGAAACGGAGCCAACCTTCCGAAATATTCCTCTTAAAGCCTGGGATCTTTTGGGCTATACCAAACTGTCTAACCAACTTTTCCAGGATATAGGAGATGCAGGTGAAGAATACCTCATAAATCTGATTGCGAAGGCGGCTAGTTGGTATACGGAGTATGCTTTCCTTCAGGGTACTGGCACCGACGCACTAATGCCTTTAGGTGTAGTAAATGCACCAGCGTCTATACAAGTATCAGCTACTACAGCGGGCTCTGTAAAGACTACCGATCTGGTGACAATGACGGGTGATATGCTTCCCTATAGCTGGAAAAATTCCATTTGGGCGTGCCATCCTACAGTATTGACCTCTCTCCAAAATCCGGCTAACGTCACAAACTACTTCCCTAACATTGAATTAGGGCGCGAGAGGCATGGAAGTCAGGCGGGTATGTTATTTACTCGCCCATTATTCGTAACTGACAAACTACCAGCTATTGGAAATGGAACTACTAAGAACCAAGGCTGTTTAGTGTTTTTTGATCCTACCTTGTACATCATTGGGGATCGTCAACAGATACTGATTGACATTAGTGAGCACACGGCATTCCAAACCTACCAAACCGTCCTGAGAGCATGGGTGAGAATGGACGGGAAGCCGATGCTGACTAAGCCAGTTACTCTTGCAGACGGTACTGTAACCGCTTCTGCCTACGTCGTTTTAACTGCGTAACACGCCAATGGTACAACCAGCGGCATTTGATACTTTTACGATAGAGGAGATATTCAAATGGCTTTTACCGAACAGTTAACGCAAGCTTTGGCTATACTGGGTCAGCTCCCAGGTGCTAACCAGGCCGTCGCTACCTACACTGTGGGTGCTGGTACAGGCAATGCAACTAACGGTGTGGATATGCGGGCTATACGTCGATTGCAGGCGGTGTTTGACGTGGGCATAGTTGGTGCCAGTGCCAACATTCAGGCTTACTTCCAGGCTTCTGCGAACCTGAATATGGCTGGTCCGCTTAACGTTGCGGCGTCTATACCGCTCACGTTCAATACTACAAATCGTGTTGAGACTCTGGAGGTTAGGGCAGATCAGCTTCCAGCCGGTACGCGGTATGTTACGTGTCAGGTGGTTGTCAACACAGCAGCTAGTAACGTGGGTGTCATTCTCCAGGGTGGAGAGTCGGCTTATAAGCCGGCGTCCCAATTTGGGACTGTAGGAGTTTTGGACCAGGGAATTGTAACTTAAGTATTGATCTAGTAACACTGGCTGAACTTAGCTCTCCTTATGGTAGAAACACAGAAATCCTGTACTCTACCGTAAGGAGCACTGTACCTATGATAGAGATTGTAGTAGCCCGGCACTCCAACGAAAACGTTTCCTGGTTAGGGCTGATCCGACTTCATACTACCCACCGAATCACACTTTATAACAAGGGAAGCCCTTTGAAGGGCATAGTACAAGGATACTATGAGATTGGGCAGGAAGTTGATCCATACTTACACCACATTGTCACACGCTGGGATACTCTGGCGGACTGGACTATATTTACTTCAGGAAATCCTTCGGAATTCGTAAAAGGTGGAGAATTCGCAAAGCTTCTGGTTCCGGTGCCAGTGGGATTACTTTGGAGAAACCCAAGTCTTTTCGCCGCCAGCAAACAACATATTCAGTCTAAACCTGTGGATTACTACAAAAACTGTAAACTAACTTGGCCTATTTTCGAGGAATTAGGGAGCGCAAATGTCTGAGAAGATCCACAATACAGAGGGTGTGCTTTATGCGTGCCAGCCAAGTTACGGAAGTGGAGATAGAGACTCGCATAAACAGTTTTGGACACAGTCAATCAATCCTTATGGGCCGTATGCTGGGATGCAAAGTAGATGGATGAACTACGGTAGTTCTCTTCTGGCGGACGCATTCAATATTCATTGGACTACAGCTCTTAATCTTCAACTCCAGGGAGTACCTGTAACCAGATTTGCAATGGTCCATGACGATATTGTGCCTGAATCGTTCTATCTGGATAAACTCCTGGAGATCCTGGACAACACTGATGCCGACCTGGTAGCAGCTGTATGTCCGATAAAAGATCCCCGTGGACTAACCAGCACAGCGATTGACGATCCAGAAGATGACTGGGAAGTATACCGCCGACTAACCATGAAGGAGATCCACTCTTTTCCAGAAACTTTTTGCGCCGCTGATACTCCGCATCCAGATAAACTGCTTCTAGCGAATACCGGCTGTTGGGCATGTAGATTTGACCGTCCCTGGCGTTACCAGATGTTTTTTGAAGTTCGTAGTAAAACTGTATTTGTCCTTAAGGACAGGAAAATAATACCTACTACAGATTATCGGGAAGATATGGTGGGCACATTCAACAACATGACCATGCCGGAGGATTGGAATTTCTCTAGACAGCTTGGACGCTTGGGCGGAAAAGTATACGTTACGAGAGCCGTAAAGTTGGATCATAGAGGATCGTATAACTATCCAAACTACGACGCAACATGGGGAGACTGGGAGAACGATAAATCACTAGTCAAGAAGTTTGATCTGAAAAATGGTCCTCCAAACGTTCGGGGATGGATGACAGAAAATGAGGGTAGATTATTAGCAGAATTAGCTAAAGGACAAGCTGTTTTGGAAATAGGATGGGACGTACAGCTGCAATGGTTTTGGCAGTGGACACCTTTGACGGTCGGGGGACTCCTAATCCAGAAAACACATTAAGTGAATTTGAAACCAACATGCGCACGTATGGTTTGGAGTTAATAGTGAAGATATTCAAGGGAGAGAGCAAGAATGCCTTCAGGGAAGGACTAGGGGAATTCTTCAATTTCGTATTTATCGACGGCGCCCATGACAAATCTAGCATAGAAGAAGACTATGCGCTAGCTCTGAGAACAATAAGGCATAGTGAGGAAACTCTCATCGCATTCCATGACTACGAACCTAATTACCCGGACGTAGTCGAATTCATTGATAACCTGCTAGCTACGAGATACGATAAACATAAGCATGTAGATGGGCTCATTGTGTTGAAACCTAAATCTATCTAAAAGGAGACTATTATGGCGGATGTAGGAAAGCGCGGACCACAAGGAGGAGTGGAGATGGCTAAAATGCCTGTTGGTCGTCAAATACCAGAGGAAGGGCATTTTATCAAAGAACCTGCAGGTAAAAAAGGACCTAACTTTGTACCGCCAACAGTGGCGCCGGCTGCGGCTACCTGGATGAAAGAGGTTGATGAATACCTTGAAGCTAAAGGCTGGGAGATGACTGGAGTCAGCGAATCAGGTACGAAGCTATGGCGTGACCCGGAAGGTAGCCGGTTGAACGGAGAGGAGTTCCGAGAGATCATCCTTTCAGTCAACAAGGAAACTGGTCGTCCTGACGTGGTACGTCAGAAAGTCCTTCCTCCGATCCCCTGGGAATATAGCACGATGGATGCTCTGCGCCATCAGAAGCAACGCGATATGTGGGACTCTGAAAGTCTTACTCCTCTCCAGAGGTTAGAGAAGCTGGAGTCGAAGCACAACAGGATGCGCCGGGCTTATGACCGTATTATTGCTATCCTAGAGAAGGCAATGAATGCCAAACTGCCAAACATAGACCCCTCCAGTACCTCTAACTATCAGAGGAGCATTGCGGAAGCAAACCACTTCTTGAATTCTCTTAAGGAGAAGTATCTGGTGGATTGTATTAAAGCAGCTAAAGCGGAGTATGAGGGTATTAAACTCTCAGAACAGGAAGTCAGAGAGACTCAGGAATATTGGAAAGATCGAAGCAAGGCTGGCACCGCCTGAAGTCCTTCTGCGCATATGCGGGACATTCAAACTCTATGGGTGGATGGACACGGTCAGAAACAATAGGCCGACTTCCCTTCGATTGGGCTGGAAAAAGTTTAAGGAGCAAAGATGCCAGCTACCCCACAACAGTTCTTGAAAGAAGCAAACGCGATTTTAAAGCTTCTATACATTAAGCATAGTGCTAGCCGATCTGACTTTAAAGAAGCTGTTGAGGCTGTATCGATTGCTAAGATGCCACGCTCTACGGAGAAAGACCGGCGCAAGTTTGTTAACTTCGCGATGATTTGTTATGATCTTATGCGAAAGTCAGGATTTGACCCTAATACATCTATACCTAGCATGGGAAGAGCGTTAGCTAATCGTCCGCGTAACGGTATTTCAATTACAATTTCTGAGTAAGCACTATCTCTATATTGTATAAAAAGGAGGGAACAAGGTGCTTACTACTATTGAGTCGTGTTCGCTCTTGCCGGGACTCAACAACCCTGTAATAGCCCCTTTGGCTTGGCTTAACAAACTTATCGGGGCTGCTGATAGGGCTGTTAAGAGATACTGCAAACGTGACCTGGAGTTGCAGTTCTACGTTGAGTTTCTATCAGGATCTGGACAGGATTTGAGTCGAGATTTAGTATGTCGTCAATTCCCGGTCTGGTGTGCTCTTCAACAGGTGACTGCATCCAGTGTCGGACAAACTCTACCACAGAGTACTATCAACGTCACTACTACATTGGGGTTTCATCCCGGTACGGGAGGAAATCAAGGTCCTGGGTTTACTCCTAGTTTCACTATTCAGACGGCGCCTATTCCTGGACAGGTGAACTTTGGAAATTCTAGTTACCAGCTCATTACATACACAGGCACAACACCTACCTCGTTTACAGGCTGTACTGGAGGAACAGGAATTATCGCGGGGACACAGCAAGGCAACTCCGCCCTTCCTCCGGTCGTATTTACTCCGTCAGTATTCTTTGATCAAGGTGGCTATTTTGGATTCAGTCAGAACGGGTTTGGACCGGGTACATTGATGGCCATAGGAAGTCAGTATGTCCCTATCATAGATAGCCCAGACACGGACCTTGCAGGACAGTTTCTGAGCCATCGTGGTCTGATCCGCCGTATAGGTGGCGCCGGACAAGGATTTATAGGGTTCTATCCAGAAAACTTTTACTCCGGGAAGCTATCAGCGTTTCGGATGCCTACGTGGCCTAGAGGAGATGGGAGCATTAAGGTCCAATACGCAGCTGGATATCAGCAAGGGAGAATTCCTCCCGATCTTGAAGCGGCTACAAATATGCTCGTAGCTTACATGGTCCGCAACCATCCATCAGGTACTCCATTATCTAGCGAAAGCCTGGGTGCTTACACATATAGCGTTCTCTCCCAGAAAACAGACGTGCCTGAGATAGGGTCAATCCAGAAGATGCTGTCTAGCTATCGTGAATCAAGCTGGGGGTATCCTTAACGGAGGGGAAATGTCCGAAATATGGAAGAGTGTTTGGGATTGGGAAAGACTTTTTGAAGTATCTAACCGGGGACAGGTTAGGTCTTTGGATCGTTACGTAAGATTCGGTAAAGGGGGGAAATACCGAAGACGTATAGCCGGCCATGTGATTACAGGCACTGTAGATAACCGAGGGTATCGTATTGTAACATTAAGTAATGGTGGATGCCATGTAAAACTAGGGGTTCATACGCTAGTTTTATCATCCTTTGTTGGTCCTAGACCTGCTGGAAAGGAGTGTAGGCATTTAGACGGGAATCCCCTGAACAATCGGTTAGAGAATTTATGTTGGGGTACTGACAAGGAAAATAGTGACGATAAAGCCCGGCATGGGAGAATGAATACCGGAGAAAGAAACGGTGGCGCAAAGCTTACTGAGGGTAAAGTACAGCAGATAAGGAAATTGTATGCCTCTGGTGAGTACTACCAAAAACATCTAGCGACTATGTTTGGCGTGCACAAAGAGCATATAGGACGAATAGTTAGAAGAGAGAAATGGGGCAATCATGCTACGTGGTGAGAAAGTTTGTGAAGTAAACACGAACGAGGGAGACAAAAAAGAATTGCCTCCTATACCAATCTCTAAAATAATGATGAACGGTCCTGAGACACTTCTTGTCTTCACGGTAAAGGAAAAGATGTTCACGGAAGAGATTGTGAAGAAGGCAGAGGACTGGGCAGAGAGAAAGTTCGGTGGCGACGTTGCTATAGTAGTCATTACCGAAGGACAGTCTATTTGTGCTTTGCCTATCAATGGGGGAGGGGTGTATCACCGTGAGAAGACCGGGGGCTATACTCTAGAAATAACCGCTGCTACAGAAGACGACCTTCGTAAGCGGCTGGAGTATATAACCGGATGGAAAATCCAATCCAGAAACTAAGAAAGGTGGAAACCTTTATGCCTTATTCTCCACTAAAGGCTAAGTACTGGGAGCGCGAAGAAACATTCTATCGCATAGTGGCCCGCAGAAGCTGGAGATAAGATATGGCATTGACTACATCGATGATGGACGCCACTGCTCTAGGTTACAGACCTACAATAGGACAGGATATCAGTCGCGGAACCACCCAAGATCCTTTCAGGCTCATCTTGGGTAATACCCTTCCGGGGAATGTCCTTAAGGGGGTCCCTTGCTCCGTCCAGCAAGCAAGTACTAATGTCAAGCTGTACTACATGCAACGGAATGCTGTTGTGGATACAACTATCTACTTCCTTACAGACCCAGGACTACAGCCAAATGATATAGCCATAGTTACAGACAGGACTGGGAATGCAGTCACTTATAAAGTAAAAGGAAGAGCCCAACCTACAGGACGTGGGGTCATCTGGAACTTGCAGGCCGAAGTAGTATTTGCGCCTCAATAATGAGGGGTGAAACATGAGCGATAACGTTTCAAAGAGGATGGACGCCTGGATATGGACAGTGATCAGCGCTATGGGAACGATCATCTTGGCAGGGTCCACAACCTTCATGACAGTGGTTTACAGCCAGGTCCAATCTTTGGAAGCCTCTGTGGCCCGTCAAGGAGCGCATTTGGCTGGTCTTGAGGTACAGAATAACATCACGGACAAACGTCTAGAGCGGATTGAGATAAAGATCGATAAACTCCTGGAAGTAGGAGTGAAGAAAAGTGGCGGTCAATAACACAGACAAAGCCCGACAGCTAGCCGAGAAGATAGCTAAGCAGGTAACTAGAGGAGCGGGGAAAGGACTTAATGCTGGACGGGTTTTTCTGGCTGCCAGGATCAAAGAGGCTCTGAGTGTACCGGCTCCACGTCGAGCTGTCCGGGGACCTCCTGCGCCAGGTAAACGTTTGGGGCCGATCATTCGCTATGTAGCCACAACTCCAGCTATGCCAGGTGCTCCTCCCAGGAAGTTGAGTGGACGCCTGAGAACCTCTGTCACGAGCATTATGCTAAACGATCTGACGGCGGTAGTAGGCACTAATGCTAGTTCTGAACCAAGTTCTAAGTACCCGCTTGGTTTCCAGTATCCCGCTTACCATGAAATTGTGGGATTCGGAGGGTTTAAAAGAAGTGGTGGCCATCCTTTTATAGCTCCAACTGCCAAGAAATGGAAAGGGACTCTGGCCGTGATTATTGGTCGGGGAGCCTACACTTTCATCGTATCGGGGAGGACGGAGGCGCTGCCTCCATGAAAGATGCCAGCTCCAATAATCTCAGGACTAATTAACTTTCTGACGGCCAATCTCTCTGTGGTGGCCTGGGATGGCGAGGTTGCCCGCTACGATCCTAACAACAATCCCATAAACCCGAACACAAACGTTATCCCTACCGTGTGGCCCTCTATTAGGGTCACTATGAGCGATGAGGGATTCGAGAGAGAGTGGACTACCGAAGACGCTTACACGGATACTGGAGAGATCCTGATTCAGCTGTGGACCATAAACAGGGCAGACATGGAAACTGCTCTAACAAACGTAGAGACGCTCTGTGCTCAAGCAACGTTATGGGAGACAATTCAACTCAGTGGCGATCAACGTAATCCCCAGTATGTCATCCAAATGCTACTCCAAAAGTGGACAGCGGTTGCCGAATGGGGACCAGAAGGGCAGGAACGTTCAGCCCAGAGTGAATTACTCTACAGAGGGGATCTACACTACTATATCCAAATACATGGGGCGATTCCAACGCTTTAACCGACCATTGTGGTCTAAGGATAACCTAATTAAGAGTAGTAGACTTGATGGAGGAATACTATCATGCAGGTAGGAGATAGAGTCTGTTATGTACCCCATCAGTGCCATGCACTGGAGTCTGACGCAAGTGGGGAATTTCCCTGGGTAATGGAATATGTCCATGCTAACGGGAAAAAAGAAGTTCTTGAAGGGAGACGGGCTCACGAAGTCATAACCGCCTTAAAGCGGTATCCTGACCCCTCTGAGGAGTTCAAGAAGATCAGATTCCTCTACCCAGCGCGGACATGGACGGCGACGGTCCGGGGTATAAACGATAACAACACCGTGAATCTGGACGTGCAGTCGAATAGAGGGGGCGTAACTCTCCATTATGACAATGTTCTTGTTGATGACGTTGCCAAACAGCCTCACTCCTGTCACAAGGAAGTGTGAGCAACAAGAAAGGTAAGAAGTAAGGGGTTTAAACAATGGCCGGAATAAATACACTGACCGGGTTTCTCCAGACAGAGGTGAACTGGCAGGCAAGTAACAACCTGATTGGCATTGTCTACTCTCCAGTCAGCAATCCAGGAGACATTCGCAAGAAGTACTCTTTAGGAACGGCAAATTCCAACGGTGCTTCGGGTGGTGTTGATGAGTTCTTCTCTTTTCAGCAAACCATAGCCGGGGGAGGCGCCATAACTCTTGACCTGACGCAGATGACAAACATTCTGCAACAGGCAACGGTGAACATAGTCCGAATCAAGGGCTACCAAATAAGGTTGTTAAGCACTACAGACGATAATACCATTACCGCCCCAGCAGCTGCCTCCGTCCTGGTGACGAATTACATTGACGTTCCGGCTCCGTTGGACTTCGTCTCTGCAGGCAGCGGTCTTTCGATAACCATTACCACTTCCGGCGGGACTATTGCTAGTGTCGCTATAGGCACAGCGGGCTCTGGATATCAGCCAAGCGCTACCTTTACAGTTACAGTCAATCAGGCTGGAGGGAGTGGTGGGGTAATCTTGGTAACTACTAGTTCCTCTGGCGTACCTACGACTGTAGCAACGTCGGGGGCTGGTGGTTCTGGGTACGCCAACGCCAGTAATCTACCGACAACCGAGCTTGGTAAGTATACGATCTTTAGCGGTGGGGCACATATGTACTTTGACCCTCTCTCAGGAGGATTCTGTGCTGTAAGCTCTACCAGTAAAAAGCTTAAGATATTCAACAATGACGCTGTAAACACCGCGACGTTGGAGATCAGTGTTTTTGGTGCTACTACGTAGCAGTCCTTCGGTACTCCTATGTAGTACAGTCCATCGGAGCAACAACGTAAATGATAGAAGATCCTGGCGGTGCTTTATGCTCCATGTTCTGGCATTCCTACTATCTCTTGCGATTGATTATCTGTGGGCTAAGTGCGTACTGGCCACAGGTAATAGGAACGCCTATGGTGCTGCCCTTCTGTCCGGGGTACTTTTCGTGCTGGGGTTCTACTCATACAAACTCTGCCTGACTGGGGATGAGTATATAATACCAACGGCAATGGGTCATGCGTTGGGGGCGGGAGTTGGGGTAGTTAGGTGGAGGCAAAAACAAGGAGCATAGTATGGCGCAGTTAGAAGTTCCTGTGATGATCTGGTGGCATGGTAAGATGACCGACGTAGACAAATATGGTAGGAACAAGTTCAACTTCAAGCTAGGACACAAGTACTTCAACGTAGAGGGGAAGGCAGCTAAACTTCTCCAGAGGTACACGACAGGTAATAAGGAACTGAGAATGTGCTTTGAATCCAACTGTGATTTCGACTCTAACCCGGATCATTGCTTCATAGAGAAGTTGGAGCGCATTGGTGAGGATGAGTACAGGATCGTGTTCTTGGGGAGTTGAGGAAATGGATGAAGACAAAAACGTGTTTGATACAGGTGTGTATTGCTGGAAGAATCTGGTAAACGGGAAGGTGTACGTAGGTGGAGCGTACAAGGCTGGTAAGGGATTTGCAGGCCGGAGGAGAGAATATCTACGAGGGTTTGCCCGTGGAACATGCCATAACATTCACCTTTTACAGTCTGTCCAAAAGTATGGACTGGATAAGTTTGAGTGGGTGGTTATCGAACGATGTACTCCAGACAAGGAGTTTATCCGAATAAGGGAGCAATTTTGGATAGACCATTACCATGCCTCTGACAGACGGTTTGGATACAATATCTGCCCACGAGCCGGAAGTCCTTCTGGGGTTCCTTTCACGGAAGCCCGTCGGGCTCGTATGTCTATTATTATGAAAAACAGTGATGCGGCACAAAGACAAAGATCCCTATTAGCAAAATTCAATAGAGGCAAACCGCTATCGGCCGAACACAAAGAGAAGATATCTGATTCCCAACGAGGAGTTACCAAAAGGTTGGAAACCAGGATCAAGATGAGAGCAGCCAAGTTAGGTACTACTCAGTCGCTCGCACACGCGACAAAATCTAGAGCACAGGTTAAGCGAGTAGCTAGTTTGGGCGGAAAGGCTCTAACAGGGCAGATCCACTCCAAGACTAGAAAAGAGGTACAATCCGCAGCTATGAAAGGCAACCGAAATGGATTTCTAGGAAAAGGAAAAAAGAAAGCACGGCTCAGCTTAGAAGAGTATTGGGCAGTGAAACGTCTCTACACCACTGGACGGTTAAGTCAACCTATATTGTCCAAGTGGTTTGGAGTTAACGGCGGTACTATATCCGCCATAATCAACGGTAAAAGAGATCATCTCTTAAGATGAGAAAGGAAAGGTGTATCTTGCAATTGCTGGGATAGTTCCCCTATTTTTTGTGGAACTGGCAAGCAAAGAGCTTGACGTATACCAGGCCGCCGTATTGGTAACAATACGGTTCGCACTCGGCTATATCGGGGAAACACTCATTTGAGTCAATCCCGACGGAAGTCTTCGTGACCCGCTAGAGACTAATACGCCGAGCATCCTTGGTTGAAAGGATGATGATATAGTCCGATCTTACGGGAGACCGTAAGAGGTAGGCAGAAATGACCTACCCGCCGTATTTGACGGAGGTAACAGAGTGGCCAAAACGTCACGTGTGTTGGTTGCAGGTACAGCACTGACGTTTGCTAGTTGGGAAACAACCATGACTGGCGAGGATTAAGATACACAAAGTCCCTTATGTCAGTAATGGCGTAATGAAAACCTGGCTGTATCGGTGAAAACCTCGTTATGTGTGTAACAAGACAACACCGAGGGAAGTCGTAATTGACCCCGTAGAGACTGGACGCCGGGCATCCCTAGTGGATGATGGTATAGTCCGAACTTCACGGTGACGTGAAGAGCTGGGCAGAAATGGTCTAGCCCTCTATAAAATAGAGAGTAACAATATAGTTTGTGACTGTTAACTTCGAAAGTTTCAATGTTCCAGCTGGCCAAACTTACGACGAGGGGATCTTAGGCGCGGTCGGTTGTGATGTAAGGTTTGGTGGAGACTGGGACGCAGGAAACAACCCACTGGGTACTCCAGGACTGTTTGTGCGTGACGATCTTGCAAACCTTCAGTTCTACACTAGCAGATTAGATGTTGTTCTCTGGACGTTCACATTTTTCCGTATACGTTCCAGCGTGAACGGAGGTGAGATCAAGGGTAAAGTGACATTTAACACCTCCGGAAAATCGCAAGGGCCATTTTTGTTTCCCGTAAACAGCGTTTGATCGGGTTTGTAAGCATATGTGATACTGACTCAGAGGAGATGGAGAGTCCAGTAGTGTTCCTATAGCGGTTTGTGTGCTGGTGGAAGGGGCATCGATGGTCAAAGCCAGTTTATGTACTGGTTAACCATGACTGGGAATATCGCCTGATAGTTTGTTACAGATGTGGAAAAACATCATTCTTTACGGGGTAGTCCCCCCCAGGTTTTCATGTAAGAGATAGCTATGACCAACTTCTTATTGTTCATAGTTCTGTCATGTGTAGGTCAGGTAAACATCCCCTATAACTGTCGAGTACGTAATACACCACCGGGCTACTGTACATGGGCCTCACTTGAGACTCTCGGAAATTTTCTGCACATATTACCTTTGAAGAATCTGGTAGAGTCAAGGAAAAAAGATCCTGACCGGGTGGTTCCCCGTTACTTAAACGGATTAGTTTGGTGGTACGAAGTTAGGGGCAGAAATTGGGGAGATTGGTATGCAGTAAGAGACAAACTAGATTCCTTGAGGGTCAAGTACACCATCCAGAAACCGGGAGAGTCGAACTTAGTTCCTATAGAGGAAGCAGTTAGTAGGAAACTGGGGTGCGTTGTAACAGTGAATAACGGCCTACCCACATGCTACGGACCTCATTCGATCCTAATTACCAACTTCTCACGCACAAACTATCAGTATGTAGACAGTAACAGGATAGACATAGATATAAGAGGCGATATAGCATGGTTCTACCAAGAGTGGGATGGGACAGTGATAACTGTTTATCCATGAGGAGTAATCTGTGGAATCTTCGATCAGAATGCACATTCATCGGGGGCGTCTCGTGTTGATCATAGAGGATATGGGAGCAATATCTTTTGATGAGGATCAAGTAGAGCATCTTATAAAGTTCTGGTGGAACCGCCCGGCGGAAGATACCATAACGACCATCAGAGAACTCTTGGAAGAACCTCCTACGAACTGAGGTGCTATAACTGTGGAGGTTCCTGTCAATGAGGATGTATGCTTCTCAAGGATTTAGAGGAGAGATATGGGATCTGGACACAGGCTTAAAAGTTCATAAGGTCATCTGGTATGACTCGGATACACAAGAACTGGAAGCCTACGAAGTTGACTTACAAGGGACTGAGATTAGAGACATAAATGGTGATTTTATCACCTACCATGCGAAGGGTCGTTTCCGGTATATGCCTGTTACTATTGCTCCTCCTAAGAGCATGTCTCTTGGTTCCCCTCGCTGTGCTCGTTGTGGTAATCCTCTTACACTCCAAGGACACGATTTGTGCCCAGTCTGCAATGCACAAGACAAAGGATACAAGGGCATCCAGAGTATACGCCGACTTTCTACGCCAATTCTTGACCGGCCTTGCGAGGTCAAGGGATGCGGACGATTAGCAGAGTACCAGGTAGCAGATGAAGTGCCCGCAACTCCAGCCGTAACCAAACCAGTGACAATCAAAGGATTCAAAACTACTCTATGGGATAGAGCGGTTATGGTCGGGGTACGTTATTTTTGTGCTTGGCATTTCAAACCACCTAGATTGCTAGATGCCAAAGGAGAGGTAGTTCAAGAATTTGAAAACGAGGTTAGACCAGAAACCACAAGTAGTCAACCCGATGCCAACATATAAACTATTAGACGAAGTTGTAGAAGACACCGGCTATCGTGTCGGAGACGATGGCAGTGTCCGGGAGCTGCAAAGGAGTTAGTGTATGAGTAACGACACCATAGCTTTGATCTCAGGGACTGTGGGGGTTCTCCTAATATGTTTGGCCATATACTTAGCTTATGCTAGCAACAACAAACATCAATGACCTCCGGGGGAATTTGGATTTAGCCCCTATCTTAGAGATCGCACTTCAAAGAACGGACTCCACGGAGTAGTGTAGTATGGGGTGGAAAGATGCCAGAGACTCAGCTAATACCAAACCCAATCATGGGTGGTATGATGATATGTCGCCCGGCGCCAATATTTCTGAGAGGTGGTAAATCTCAAGGGTTTTCGCTGATGAGTGACTTGCACATAGGCGCCAACAATGTTGACTACGAAAGGATCAAGAGAGATGTAAACAGGATGGTGGAGCTAGGAGATCGTGGACTTATCAATGGGGACCTGTTGGACCTTATAGTTGCCTCGGACAAAAAGAGATTCTCACCGGATTGCCTCCATCCCCGTCTTCAAGGGAGGAGAGACATTGTAAACGCTGCGATAAATTGGGCAGTAGAGATTCTTGCTCCGGCTGCGGATCTCATCGACATGATAGGGATAGGCAACCACGAAACCTATATAGAGAAATACTCCTCCTTCGACCCTACTCAGGTACTCATCTACGAACTCCAAAAACACCGAAAGAACAAGAACCATCTTATACACTACGGAGGGTATACCGGCTTCTTAGATTATCGTATCAGGGATAAGGACGATAGAAATCACGGAGGACTTCGATATGTTATCTACTACCATCACGGTTCGGGCGCTTATGCTCCAGTGACGAAAGGTCTTATAGATTTCAACAGAAAGGACACATTCATAGACGCCGACTTAATTTGGCTAGGGCATAAGCATAACCGGCTCGTCGTTGGAGTGGAGAAATTATCTTGTCCAAGGGAGGGACATGAACCTAAAGTGAAAGAGGTAAAGCATGTTATGACAGGAGCCTACTTTCATACATACAGGGGACAAACTCAGCGATCCGTACGCCAACACGGGAGACGATCAAACTATGCAGCAGACATAGGACTAGCACCACAATCTAAAGGTGGTGCCAGAGTACAGTTACGATTTGTGCCTTACAGCCGGGCTAAGTTATTGGACGTGGAGGTAACTCAGTAAGTTTAGGAGCACAAATGCAGAAAATCCTACAACGCAGTCAATCAGAGATTGAGACCGTAACGGCTTCAACAGAAACTCAGAAACCAGAGCAAGGAAGCTCTCATTCACCAGAGGGGGGATGGTCGGACGCTCTGGGGTCTTTCGCGGACAATCCTTCACAGACCCGCCAGGGTGGGGAAACTATCTTCATGAAAGACGGAAGGTCGTTTGTAATCGGGCGGGTGGAGCAAGCAATCAAGGCTCAGTATGAAGAACTTCTGATAAAAAAGGCCAAATACTGGGTCAATCGCACCAGGATGGAGGAAGGACCAGCTGCCTATCAGGAGGAACTATCAGCTCTGGTTGCAGACAGGGGTATGGGTGGATACCAGTGGGATGGCAGGTATGGGCGACGCTCCAGAGAGGACTTCCCAGGTCTTATCATGCTCCTGTACCTTCTTCTCAGAAGAAGCTATGGAAACCAGGCTACAGAAGAGCTGGCTAGAGAGATCATGGAAGATAACGCCAAGGAAGTACTTCTTGCTCTGAGCTGGGCACAGGGAAACTCATCGGGCTCGTCCGCCAATGGTGGTACGGAGAAGACGAGCCACAAGAATACGATGACTATGGACAGTTAGTAAGAGACGAAGAGTTTGAGCCGTTATCTTCCTCAGAAATAGTCTCGGAACTGTGTTTTGCCGGCAAGACGATGCAGGAGGTAGCCAGGTATGACGATTACCAGTTATTTCATGTCATCCTCAGAGCACGAGATCAATTTGGTCGTCTTATCAGAAAAATGGCTGGGCTACCAGATTGGGTGGAGTGCGACGAAGAGGGGATGCGTATCGTGAGCAAGCCCAAACCATTCCAGGTCATGTTCCAACAGATTGGGCGCAGAGCAGGGTGGTCTGATAAAGAGATAGATAACGCCTGGGGTAAATATAAGGATATGTATCCAAGGATGGGTAGGATGGATGAAACAGACGTAAAATGTGACGGCTAGAAGGAGTGAGTTAATGTCTGATCGGATTGGAGATTGGATTCAAACTTTTAAGGGAATAAAGTTCTATCCATTTGATCCTAGACCAGAAGAGGTGGATATAGAGGATATAGCACACGCACTTTCTATGCTATGCAGGTTTACTGGGCATACTAAAACTTTCTACAGTGTTGCCCAACACAGTATAGGAGTGAGTTTTCATTGTGGAGACGACGCTCTATGGGGTTTGATGCACGATGCTTCAGAAGCCTATCTAGCTGACATAGCTAGACCAGTAAAGAAGCATGCTGGATTTCATTTCTACCGACAGGTAGAAGACTCAGTAATGAACGCAGTTTGCTCTAAGTTTGGTCTGAATCCTGTACAACCTAAATCAGTTACTGAAGCTGACGAATTGTTGTTAGTCAGTGAGGCTAGGGATTTTATGTCTCCCTTAGTACCAGGATGGCAATATATACCAGAGAATGGTTATAAAGAGCTTCCTTACCGAATTACTAGTGTCAGTCCCGAGTATGCCGAGAAACGATTTCTCACAAGGTTTGAGGAGCTAAAAAGACATTCCACAGACACGAAAGCACTGGTGGGAAAGGAGGCGAGAGGTGGCCACGTTGTCACAGGATGACCTGCGCTTCGTATTGACAATTTCGCCTGACGTTAAGGCAGTTAATGATGCCTTAGCGGCTATGGGGGAA